ATTTTGTTTACCATATTACAGAAAAAGAGCAACACCTCTAGCATTAGCAGATGCTATTATTGATAATTTTAAAATGTACGATAGTGCAAAAACAAGAATTGAGTCAGTAGGATACCAAGAAATGCTACGTCAATACATCAAAGAAAAATCTGAAGAGCTTGGATTATTTATTCCAGGACTCGAAGTAAAAGAAAATCCTAGAACTAGCAAGTCTTATCGTTTAGAAAGTTTACAGCCTTTGTTTGCTAATAAAAAAGTCTATATGAAAAAAACAATGGAAGCATTTGAAAACGAATTACTTCTTTACCCCCGTGGTAAACACGATGACTTGCTAGATGGATTCTTCTATGCCAATAAAAATGCTTATAAACCCAGTCACGATGCAGAAGAAAAAACTGAACAAGAACAGTTTAATTATTTGCGTAAAAGAGTTGACTGGAGACTATTATAAATAATCCTTGACAATTACATATTTTTTATTTTAATTTTCTAGTTAATAATGTCAAAAAAAATAAATGCTAAATATCTTATGAGTTTTGACGACTTTGTAAATAAAATAGATAATATAAAAAATATAGAGATACCAAAAAATTACATAATGATAGAGCATGGACATACAAAAAAAGAAAGCAAAAAGTCGCAAACCAGAGACTCAAAACAAACTAGTATATAATTACGAAACTAGTAATTTTGATGATAGGGAAATAAACGAAGAAGTTCAACTAACTAAAGAACTTTGGATGCAATACAATTCTTCTAGAGAACCCTGGGCGCAAAAATTTCAAGAGTCTATAGAATTTAGAGCAGGAGCTCAATGGACTAAAGAACAACAAGAAATGCTCGAACAACGAGGTCAAGCTCCTATAGTTGTAAATCGTATTCACCCTATTGTAGAAACAGCAAAAGCTTTATTAACTTATAACTCTCCACAATTTAGAGCAACAGGTAGAGAAGATAGTGATAGAGAAGTAGCTAAAGTATTTTCTGATTTATTTCAATACATATGGAATATATCACAAGGAGACTTAGAGTTAAAACAAACTATTGACGACTATTATGTAGGTGGTATGGGTGCATTGATGACTTATCAAGACCCAGACGCCGATATGGGTAAAGGCGAAGTAAAAATAAAAGCAATTAATCCATTAGACTTATATATAGACCCTAACTCTAAAGATAAGTTTTGTAGAGATGCAGCAAATATTATTTATGCTAGTTATATGACTGATGAAGCAGCAAAGCAAATGTATCCAGAATTTAGCGATATAATAGAAAATTCTGCAGAAGAGCCTGAAGCATCAGATGATTACCCTATTACAAACTTATCTAAAACTACTGACCAAGTATTTCCTGGGGATGTAGAGGATAGAGCACATACTGTTAGAAGATACTTAGAAAGATACACTAGAGTTATAGAACAGTATTATAACGTATTTGAACCTTTTAGTGATAGAGAGTATTTATTTACAAAAGAAGAGTTTTTAGAGTATGAAGCTGTGTTATATGTTAAGGTAAGAAAAATTACAGGAGAAGAGTCTATAGTTTGGGAAACAGAAGCTGTAGAAGAATTAATGAAAACAGTAGAAGAAAGTGGACCGATATTTCACTTTAAATTACCTGAACCAGTAATGGACCAACAAACTGGACAAATGCAACAAGGAGACCCTATAAGAGTTCCTGGGATGGAAACACCAGATGCTATTCCTGGTAGTACAACAAGTTTAATTCCTATTAGAGCAGAAGAATTAAAAGGTACAGGAGAAATATCTTGCAACGTTGTAGATGTTCCTAGGATACACATGATTGCTAGTGTGGGTGATTCTTTGTTGTATCAAAGAGTATTACCGATAGAAGATTATCCTATAGTTCCGATAATGAATGTACATTTACGTACACCATTTCCTGAGTCGGATGTAAGAATTTATAGACCATTGCAAGAGTATATTAATAAAATTCGTTCATTAATTATTGCTCATGCAAGTACAAGTACAAATGTTAAGCTCCTTATCCCAAGAGGTTCTGTTGATAAAAGACAGGTAGAAGAGGAGTGGGGAAGAGCAGGAACCAGCGTTATTGAATTTGACGCAGAGCTAGGTGCACCGATAGTAGCAGGTCCAGTGCCTCTTCCCAATGAATTATACAAAAATGAAGCAGATGCAAAATCTGATTTAGAGTACGGTTTTGGAATTTATGAGTTGATGCAAGGCGGGGGTAAAGGTGCTCCATCTACTTATAGAGGTACAATAGTTGTAGATGAATTTGGACAACGAAGAATTAAATCACGTAGAGATGATATAGAAGATATGTTAAATCAAGTAGGAAGAGTTTCAGTAGGATTAATACAACAACTTTATACAGAAGATAAAGTTATTAGACTTACACAACCAAATGGCGATGAAAAAGAACAACGTTTTAATTTCTATAAAGAAATGGAAAATGGTCAAGTAATTAAATTTCATGACATAGGTGTAGGAAAGTATGATATACAAGTAGTATCAGGTTCTACCCTTCCAACAAATAGAATGGCACTATTAAACACTTACATGGAAATGTTTAAGATGGGATTAATAGACCAAACAGAAGTATTAAAGAAATCAGAGCTTGTAGACGTAGATGGTGTAATGGCCAGAAACGGAGAAATGCAAAAAATGATGCAACAAATGCAAGCAATGCAAGCAGAATTAAAGAAAGTGAAGGGAGACCTTCAAACTGCTTCACGTGAAGAGATTCATGCGAAGAAGAGATTAGAAGTAGAAAAATTTAGTTCAAAATTAGATAAGGTGTCTAATAGAGCTGATATGGCGTCTAGTTTATTTAAAGCTAGACTCGGAGACCAACAACAACAGTTGATGAACTCAGAAGCCCCAATGGAATCAGAAAGCCTATTTGAGGAAGATGAGAGTTAACGTTAGGAAATAAAATGGAACAAGATACAAGCAATATATTAGAAGAGAACTCACAAGACCAGACTGTAGAGTCGAGTGATATGCAAGCAGACATTTTTGAAGAAGTGTTCGCTCCAAAAGGACAAGACCCCTTTAGTACAGAAGGAGTAATTCAAGAAGAGCAAACCCTTGTTAATGAAAGTGAACCTGTAAACGCTCTTGATAATGTGGACGCAAAAGAAGATGATAGTCAATTTCAATACTGGCAATCACAAGCAGATAAGACTAAAGCTGAAATGGAAGCTCTTAAAGCTCAAGTAGAAGTTTTAACATCTAAATCTGCTAAACCTCAGCAGGAAACTAAGGAACCTACTTTAGTTAAACCTACTAAGCCCGTGAAACCAGCAGACTATGATTATTCTGAGGCCTTAGCCGACCCAGATAGTTCTTCTGCTAGCTATATGCAAGCAAAAGAAAGCTATCTAGAAGAGATGAGTGATTTTATAATGAAGAAAGATGAAGTCAGAGACGAACAAATGACAAAAGCTAAAGAAGAGCAATTTGCTAGACAACAACATCAAGAAACCTTGACAGAGTTGCAAACTAAGTATAATTATACTCCTCAACAAGCTAATGACTTTGTTTCTCAGATGAGTTCACCTGAATCATTATCTTTGGACAACTTAGTTAAGTTACATCAAATGAACATGGGGAATACCCCGCAAGCTGAACAAGTCAGCACAAAAGCTCAAGAGAAACAACAACTAATGGAACAAAGAAATCAAAAATTGTCTATCCCCAAGCCAATAGGGGTGCAACAAGGTTCAAGCGTACAGTCGCCAAGTAAAAACGTAGAAGAAAAAATGATGGATGCTATGCTAGGAGATTTTAACAAGCGTAACATCTTTTAACCCTAAATAGGAGATTATTATGGCGAACATATATTCACAAAACATTAGTGCTGCTCCACAAGGAGAAAGTATTAATGATATTAGAAGAGTGTTTAACTTTGGCGAAAGAGTTGCCGAGTTAAACCCAGCTTCTTCACCATTCTTCGCATATCTTTCTAAGGTTGCTAAAAAACCAACCGATGACCCTGTATTCAAGTTTCTTGAAAAAAGACATCAATGGCAAAGACGTAACTTTAAAAAGAAAGCGGCACTTACAGTTTTGAATGGTTCAACAGCAGGTTCTGTTTCAGCAATGGCTTTAGCAGACAAAAACTTTGATGTTGACTATGATGTAACTGGAAGAAAAGATGGAGTAGGAGCCAAAATGGAATTTGCAACTGTTGGACAAACATTTGCAGTTCAAGGTACTGAGACTTTAAGTGGCGGTTCTGCAACACCGATAATTTTATATTATCGTGTTACAGCAGTTGCTCATAACTCAGTAGATACTGGTCTTAGTGCAGACTTTTTAGGTGCTACTAGAGTACCTACAGCTACACAAGGTAGTTTAGACGCAGCATTAAGTGAAACCCAAGCAGGTGGAGCTATTACTATTACTGACGTAGCAGCTAATACTGTTATTGCTATTGCAGATAATGCAGAAGCACAAATCATCGGCTCAGCTCACGCTGAAGGTGGAACAGCTCCTGATGGATGGAGAGACGAGTTTTATTCAAGAGAAGGCTATTGCCAAATCTTTAAAACTGGTGTACCTCTATTTTCAGGAACTTCTTTAGCTACACGCTACAGAGGTGATGCTAATGAATACATGAGAGTGTATCAAGAGAAACTAATGGAACACAAAATGGACATTGAAAATGCATTACTATTTGGTTATGGTTCTTCAGATGAAAGTCCAACTTCAGGTGCTCCATTGCGTAAAACATGGGGTATTTTACCTTATACTGAATCATATGGAAACATTAAACAGTTTACATATGCAAACTCAGGGTATGATACTTTTGTTGACGCTATGTCAGATATTTTTGACCCAGAATCAGCAGCAGGCGGTAATAAGCTTGTTCTTGCTTCAAGAAATATCATGAACTGGTTAAACAAACTAGGTGGACAGTCTTTCTTAGGAAATGCTATGTCATCTAGCAGTGGATACAGAGTAGGTTTAGAGAAGAATGCAGGAACCTTTGAAGGTGTACCTGTAACTTCAATAGACACATTATATGGTAAATTGAACTTCG